TGTATACTTCAAACATATACGGAAATTCAATATCTACTCCTCCTCTTCCAAGAAGATTTGGAGAAGAGAATTTCATTAAATCTTTTATAGGTTCTACTACATCAAATCTAGGGTCTTTCTCTGCTACCAATAAAACTTCAAATGTTAGATTTCTTCTATTTGAATTTTCATAATACAAAGGAGTATCTACTTTCTTTTTTGGTATGCTATGAGGGGAGACTCTGTTATATACTCCTTGTAAGAAGTTTGCTACTCCTTGTCCTGCAAGAGCAGATTTATTTTTCAGAATTCCTTTTAATTTATCTTGTTCATTTGCATTATCACGAAAAGAATCTACTAGTCCTCTATACTCTGCTCCGATTTTAGCGGCTGTTCTAACTTTTTGAGCCAGTCTGCTTGACATTGATTCATATTCAGCCCAATTGTGTGCTACTGTTTCTGTCATTGCAAGAGGAGCTAAGAAAGCATATTGTACTTCTGGTGCTCCTGTTTTTACTCTTATCGCTCCTTGTGCTTTAGAATACTGATCCAGAATTTTTCTAGCATTAATATGAATCCAAACAAATCCGTTACCCTCTGGATCTTTTGCCCAAGGATGAGTCAAACTTGGATTTCTTTTTATAGCTTGATTATGACTAGCTATATCTTTGTTTTCATTTCGTGCCAATTATCCCATTCCTCCCAATTGATTCATCATCATCATTGCTACATTATCTACTTCATCTGCAATTTGTTGATCTCCGCTACGTGGAGCTTCCGATCCTCCTGATATGGCTACTGCTACATTTTCTCCCTGTTCTTTAGCTAATTGTTTCTGAGCGTCTATTTGTTTTTGAGTTTGTTCTCTTAATTCATCTTTAATTTGATCTGTTTGTTCTTGCTGTTTTTCTGCATCCTTCTTTGCTTCTGCCGATGTAACAGCACTCAAGCTAGATTTTGGTTTCGGAGGTTCTGCTCCTGGTTTTGCTTTCTCATCAAAGTCTATACCAAACCATTTTAAAATTGGTTTCATTTTATCAAACATTCCCATTATACCTTGTAAAAATCCTGAGAAAGCTCCTTTGAGCCGTTCTATAAAACTTCCTTTAGTTTTAAAAAGTCCTTCAAAAAATCCTATAATGGGTCTAAACATACCTACCCAAAAATCAATGATATAGCTAAAGAATCCCATTATCTTATCAGCTACTCCAGTTACTTCTACTCCAAATAATCCTAGTATTTTTTCTACAAGCCATCCGATAAGTTTAACAGGTAGCTCTATAAATCCGAATATAGCGGCTTTAACTCCAGCGGTAATTCTATCTGCAAGATTTCCTTCCGCAGAAGCAAATCCTCTAATAAAATCAATTACACCTAATATAATAGTCAAAGGCCATCCAAGAAATTTGAATCCAAATTTCAAAGCACTACCAAGTTTTATTAACATCCTACCAAAGACTCCTAGCTTTCCAAGGAATCCCATAAACTGTCTTCCCCATGTTATAAATTTCCATTTAGTTGTAAATATTATTTTTGCAAAACTTTTGAAAGAAGTAATCCAATTGAATAGTTTTACAGCTACCCATCTTAATCCTGTAGCTCTAACCATAACTTCAAAGGGAAGTAAAAATGCTCTAATCATACCTCCTATTACAGCGGCAATTCCAAGTCCTAGCATTGACCACAATCCTAAACCTCCAAGTCCTCCTCCCTTTTTTGTTCCCAATTCAAGTAGTTCTCTTTTTTCTCTTCTTCTCATATATCCCACCATTTCTTGAAGTAGTTTATTTCTCTTTCTATCTTCTGGTGGAACTCTTTTAAAGAATCCAAGGAATGAGTCTTTTATAAAATTAAAGACACCCATAAATATGCCTTTTATAACATCGAATACTTCTGCTAACTCCCCAAGTACTTCTCTTACTTGACTACCTATTTTTCCAAATACATTTTTTAAAGTTCCTATGATATGGTCATTTACACCTTTCCATAAACTTGCTCCAAGTCTTAGAGTTCTACCTAACATTGTATTTTGTTTTGAAGCGGCATCAAACCAGCTTTTCACTCCAGTTTTAAAAGAGTCGAAAAGTCCTCCCCATGTATACATCTGTTTACCAGTAGCGGCAAAATATTTCTTAGCTTCTAAACCGATAAAAGATGTTAAAGAAGTAATTCCTACTTTTCGTTTTTCTAACTCCTTCTTCTCATCGTCTATAACTTCAACCCACTTTTCTTGTAGCAACTTCTCCTGTTTAATAAGTTCTTGTTCTTCTTTCTTTTGCGCTTTTACTTCGGCAGGATTCTTGCCATGCATTTCAAGTAGTTTAGTTATCCTAACTATATTTTTATTTATTTCTTCTTGTGTTTTTTCTGGTGTTGCTGGCATAGGTTATTTCTTCCTACTTGCTTGTGTTTGTTTTATTTGCTTTTCCTCTTCCTGTAATTCTTTAATTAACAGGCTTATATAAATTGTTCTTTCAAAATCTGGCATTAGATTACTCACATCTGGACTTATATTTATCTTCCTTGCTAATATATATTGTTCTTCAATTATATTTTGCAAAGAACTGGCCCACAAATTAATTATGAAAAAAAATTGTTTTCTACTGGTACTAATGTCTGATATTCAAAATTACATTTTCTACATTTCATCTTGTAAGTTAAATCAATACCGAAAGACAGTTTCTCAATCGCATCTTTGATCTTATCATAATCATCTGTAGGAATGTTTTCAATAAGATATTGTTTATCTCTAATCGTGAGATTGTCATCTATTCCATCTGGTGTTTCAACTTTATCTATAGCACATGCATGGTATAGAATCTGTACTTCTGCTTGCTTTTGAAAATCTGATAGATTATCAGGTATCATTCCAGGCTTTATCTCTTTTTGATCCTTTCTTTTGAGTCTCCTTAAATGAACCTTGATATCATTCCTTAGATTGACTACCATATCGGCCTTTTCATCTAAAGGCTTTACAGGCATTTTGTCTAGATCAATACGATTTAAAGTTTGTGATTTGCATTGTGGACATGTTAGAGAGAATTCAAGAACTTCACCTTTTCCCTTTTTCCTTAGTTCTACTAGAAGATAGAATCTATCTTCCAAGTAAAGCTCATCAATGTTGAAGTCTTCTGACAAGACACTAGATGAGATAAGATCATCTAGTGCCTGTTCTTGAATAATTATGTTTGTTTCGTTCTCATAGGTGAGTAACTTTTTAAGCAATCCAGTATTTACTGGTTTAAATTTTACCTCCTGTTTATTTCCTGGCAATTCACAAGTAAATTCATAAACATTAACACGGTCATAAAACTTAGGTCTATTTTCTGACATATTTCCTCCTCACATCGTATTTATTTTTAGTCTTTATTGCTTGGTGTACCACCAGTCTCACTAAACTTTACTTCGTGATAACTGTAAGTAAAAGTAACATCAAATGTAGCTACTTCTGTAGAAGAATATTCTACAGCAATTTGCCCGACCTCTTTAGGCCAAGCATCATGTAAAGTAAACTCAAGGATTACTTGTCCTTGATATCCAAGCATCTGTAATCTTTGATCCTGCATATGATCTGAATGAACAGTATAAAAGTTTGTTAGAGGATCATGGATTAAATTACTCCATCTTTCAAAGAGCATACGTACATGTGCTTTCAAATCTACATTGAAAGTAACGGTAACATCTGCATACGTATGTTTACCAGCAAACTTCCAATCAAATCCTTGCCAGTTTATAGTAACCTCTTCTAATGCTGTAGATGGTATCTGAGCAGTTTTGACTAGATAAATAGTTTGCTCTTCTGTTAATGGAGCGTTTAGTAATGAGGGCCAGCTTGGTTGATAGTAAAACAAAGAAGCCTTTGCCCCATCTCCGAAATTAGCTTTAAATGCTTCTATATTAAATGATCTTGGGTCTGGCATTTTTCTTCTCCTATGTTAAATTTCTAAGAGGGAGGGTTTCCCCTCCCATTGTACCATTACGGTGTTTGAGCGGCTACTAGTTCTGTAAAGCTTGCTCCAGTCTTAGTAGCAATTAGGTTAAGGACGATAAATTCAGCGGCTCTTGTAGGCTTAATGTAGATATCGCACCATAACTCATTCCTATCAATTCTTTCAGGAGTGTTATTTCTCTCATCACACACAATCAGATAATCGAAAATTCCTCTCCTTGCTACAACATCTCTTAGGAATGGATCAATAAGATTAATGATCTGTAATCTTGTAAAGGTATCATTTGGTTCAAATAAGAAGTACTTCAAAGCAGTAGAAATTGCTTTAGCTAGAATGATGAAAAGTCTTCTTACATTCACTCTGTTAAATGCAGAGTTTTTATCTAGCATGTTCTTCTGGCCCCAAACAACCTTTCCTTGGCCTGGAAAACTTACAATTGGGTTAATTCCGTTCTTGTAGAGAATGTCTCTTTCTCCCATGACAGGATTCCAAGCAAGTTTTCTCACATTGTTTAGTAAAGCTCTATTCAATCCAGCAGGAGCAAACCACGCTTCTGCTACATCGTCTGTATTTGCGTAGATACCAGCTACATGTCCAGCGGCAGGAATCCATCTATGGACATTATTCCATTTATCAAAGACATTTAACCAGTTTCCATAAAGAGCTATGTAACTTGAGTTCACGTTGAAGTCATCATAACCTTCGCTTGTACCTCCAAGTGTTCCAAGTCTCCAGTCTCTTAATTCAGTAGCTTCATTACCTCTGTTATTGACTACTAGTGATTTAGGAACGTCTGCTATGGCAACGGCATCTTTTCTTCCTTCACAAATATCAATCAGATGTCTTTTAACCGTATCAGATTTGTTGGAGTCTATAAAAAGATTTACGTCTATTCTTTCTGCATCTGAATAAAGATCATAAGCATCAATTATGTCTCCATCTTGAATAGTATCTCCGTTATTTCTTAATCCTCCTCCAAAGCTACTATAGTCTTTCATGTACTTGTTATGCATCTCTGTATTTTTGAAAGCGGCTGTAACTGCCATTCTGATATATCTTGATTGGTCATTAATGACATTTACGCAATATTGTGTACCTCCTTCATCATCCAGAGCTTTAGGATCAGTACTGACTAAAAATGACTCCACTACTGAGTATGGAATGACTTTCTTGTTAACGTCTTCTTGACTAGCGGCTTTTACGATAATGATAAATTCTTTATCATCGTCAAAAGCTGAATCTACTTCTTGGTCAATGTCATCGTATAATTCAGCCGATAGTCCAAGAGTAGCTGTATCTGTTCCTTTTCTAATTCCATTATAGGTATTTCTTCCTATAATTGCTACTTTGATATAGTT